GACCAACATAGTTTTCGTTCAACTCTAAAGTAAAGTGAACTACATTTTTACCTTGTTTCATTGCCTCGGCACCTAGTTTACATAGTACCCAGCTTTTACCACTACCAGCACAAGCTGTAATAATTCCAAGTTCGCCAGGTCCAAGACCACCATCCATCAAACCATCAATAACTTCCCACTTGGTATTGATTGAACTACGAGCCATAACGGTCATACGCTTCTCAACGTCTTCGCCATAGTCATGACCAATATTACGTTCCATACCAGCTTTTAATGCTTCATCAAACTTGGTCTTGATCTTTTCATATTGACCAATCTTCAAATAGTCAACGCTTTCCATGATGGCATTCTTTAGCTTCTGATTGATACAGAATTCAAGAAACTCTTCCTTGATGAACTTTAGATCGCCATCATTCATCTTTTGATAAATTGACTTTAGATTATCTACGATACTCTTTTTAAGTACCTCGTTTGTAACTAGTTCCAATTTGACCTTAAACACATTGAGTGTTGGTAGATCACGATATTCGTTGAAGTACTTAATACTTTCCTTGACAATCCATTGGTGAGCATCACTTTCAAAGAAGTCTGCTTCTACAATGTCACTAATACGTTCAATAAATGGTCTATCGGATACAAGACCTGAGATACACTTAACTTGAAACTCACTTCCAAACTTCTTCAAGTTGTCAATAATATGCTTTTCGCTCATGATATATTCTTTCTATGTTTTGTTAATACTACTCCATCAGTCTACACCCAAGTGTGTAGAATCCAACTTATTTTATAAACTATCGATCTTACAATACGAAACTATTGAGTTTGCCCCAAGTTTCATTCAACCATACCATATAGTTTGGTAGGTTATTCCACATTTTATCCTCAGTGATAAGTCTGCTGAATGTCATCTTATCAATCTTAGGAACTTGTTTTTTAATTATCTCCTCAATTCTTAACTGCGTAAATGATTGAATGCTTGTAGCTTTTAATTGCATCAATTCATAATTACGTTCAATTAGGAGTTTGTTATCTAGTACACGTTCATAGATTTTATACTTACCCTTGTAATTTTCAGAGTAATTATAGATCTCTTGCAATGTTACTTGTTTGTCATCAGCCAAAAATGGATATGCCTGAAGAACTCGCTTTATTCCAACGCCATCAATGCCAGGAATGTTATCACTAACATCTCCCTCCAAGACTCTGTAGAAGATAAAGTTATTGCATGTAATACCATATTCATCTACAATTTCTTTGCACCCAAAGATTTTCTTCTTGACAGGACTCCAGATCTTTACTCTTTCGCTTGCCAATTGTAAAAAGTCTTTGTCTGTAGACATGATAGTTACGTTGCTGTCCTTGAACGTATCTTCAGCCAAATATGCAATGGTATCGTCAGCTTCAATATTATCAATAGCCATTACAGTTACTGGTAATACTTCAAGATAACTAACCAAACGCATCAATTCAATTTGAAGATTTTTCTGTTCAAGTTCAGATGAACTTAATTCTTCATATGTTCTATTGAACTTGATTTTTGTCTTACGTCCCTTTTTGTAATCGGGATAAATCTTACGACGTTTTTGTGAACCACCTGATCCATCAAATACGACAATTACTCTAGTTGGATTAATTAATTTAATAGCATAACCAATACTCTTGAGGAAGCCAGCAATTCCTCCGGTATGCATTCCATCATCATTCATCGATGGCACAGCCATAAACGAACGAATGAAAGTATTTAATCCATCGACTAAGAGGATGTCGGAGTTAGTAGTTTTTTGAATACCACTATCACCGACACCCCCTTTTACGTTCTCAAAAAGAGAGAACAGTCTTTGTTTTTCACTGGAAGTGAATCCACTCATTATTCTTCGCCAGCATCGCCTTCGTCTGTAGATACTTGTGCATCTTCAACGATTTGGCTGTTTGGATCTTTGTACTTCATGATACATGCATCACAAATCTTCAAGTAAATTTCTTCCTTTAGATTTGGATCTGATTGTAATGTTGAAATGAAATCCTTTGATTGGAATCTCCATTCAGTACCATCAGACTTTTGATACGTGTAATATGCACCACCCTGTTTTACAAGATTAGCATCTTTCATAACTTTAATCCAACTACTAAAGTCGGCAATTCCGCTGTCATAATAGATATCAAATGCAGCCTGACGTTGTGGTGGACCCATACGATTCTTAATCACAACGGCTTTACACTCGTTACCAATAACAACTTCACCCTTCTTTAGTTTGCCTGTATTGTTCAAGCGAACACGGACACTACAATGATAAGCTAGAGCCTTACCACCACTTACTACATACTTGTCACCAAACGCCATAGCATTTAGATTCTGACGTAGTTGGTTAGTGAAGATCAACAATACCTTTTGACGACCAATCATGTTGGTAATCTTACGCATTGCTTTGCTAATAATAATTGACTTACCAGTAGCATAACCATCCTTACCATGATCACTTTCTAGTTCTGCTTTTGTAGAAGCAGCTGCGACAGAATCAACAATAATTGTCAATAGCAAATCTGGATAATCCTTACGGATAAACGTAATTGCTTTTTCAATTCTGTCGAAGATATCTTCTACAGTCTCAGCTTGAGAATACATTAACTTGCTTTTAGCCAAGTCAACTCCCAAACTCTTCCAGAATTCTCTAGATTCAGAGTTTTCTGTGTCAATGAAGAGTGCTTTACCACCCTTTCGTTGAGTGTCTGCAACAATGTGCGCACAGACCAAACTTTTTCCAGTTCCTTCAAGGCCTGTTAATTCAACGATACGTCCCACTGGCAAACCGCCGTGAGGACGATTACTAATCGCTAAATCAAGCATTGATGAACCAGTGCTTACCCAATCACTAATTGTTGATGGATCTTCTTGTTCATCCAAGAAGAACGCAACTTTACCACCTTCTTTATTGGATTTGTTGAGTTCATCTGCCAATCTTTCTAGCAGATCATCTTTTTCTGTTGTTTTCTTTGCCATAACGTATATAACTAGAAAGCCGGTGGGGTATAAAAACTCCACCGGCTTATTTTTATTTTTTAGGAGTTAAACAAATCATCAAATGCCTTGTTAACATCATCACTTGATCCAGCCTTAGCTTTAACTGCGGTTGGAGATGCTGTTACAGCGGCCTTTGGTGCTGTTGCGGTCTTAGCTGCGGTTGGAAACGGAGCTTCATCATCTGAGTCCGTTGCTGTAGCTGTTACAGCAGGATCAGCAGCGGTTTCGTCAGGATTCAACCACTTATCCATAACATCCTTGAGTTCTTCATAGGATAGTTCTGGGAATAGATCCATAATGTTAACTTGAGACTTGAGAGCATCAAGTAGACTTGAATTGGTTGGATCTACAGCAACACTTGTATTTGGTTTAACACGAATGTTGGTTTCTGGGAAACTCTTGCCTGATTCATCACCAGTCTTGAATTCCACAACAATGTCACGACCTGATGTGAGATCGGTAATATCACCGAAGTCAGGATCGCTGATGATGCTTAGAAGCTCTTGATAGACTTGCTTTCCAAATCCCCAGAACTTTACACCTTCTCCTTCTTCACCACGAACAATGACAGGAGCGAATGTACGCATCTTGGGTTCCATCTTCTTACCCATCTTCCACTCTTCCTTATCGCCGGTCTTCTTCAAACGATTTGAAAACTCAACGATTGGATCTGGACGACCAAAACTATCTGGACTCAAATAACTCTTACCATTTAGGTTATAGTGAAACTTGAGTTCGATAAATGGATTCTCAGGGGAATACTTGTAAGGTACAATACGAACAACTTGCTTACCAGGCTTTGGCTTCCAAATTAGGTTGGATTTCTGGTTTGTGTTTGAAAGTGAGTTCAAACGGCTCTTTAGCTTACTAATGTCTAGTCCCATAATTATTTATTTATTAATTGTTTAATTGATAATTAGTTAATTCTTAATTCACTTAAATCAAGATGTAACCAACTTGAATCACTCTATACTAGGTACAAAGCAATGTCAAGCGTCATGTAATATATATCAAATAGAAACGATATTAAATAATTTTAATGGAACGATTTTAACCCCGATTTCATTGGTTAAAATGATACTATCTTTGTATAAATCCCAACTCAATTGAAAGTTTTTATCGAACACACCATTGTTCTCATCAGCAATTAATTTATTCATCGCATTAAGAGTATACAGAGTGTTTGTTTGTTTTTTTCTATGCACACCAATTGTACCGGGATACTTTAATTTGTTATTAAAGTCCTTGACAATATTGAAAGTCAAATATATTTCCCGAAGATTCTTTTCATTAGCAAAAACAAATATACGATTATCTATCAACGTGTA